CGAATGGTATGAAGAAGATAACCCTTTGTAGATGTTAAAGTTAGCTTGCTGGGGTGGCGGAATTAGGTAGACGCTAGTAGGCGAGCGAGTTCTCAAGGTAAAAATGTTCTATTACCCCAAACGCCAGGGTTCGCATCTTTGGTTAATAACACGAGGCAAAAAGTAAGGTTATTAAGAAAGTCGGTAAATGTGAGTTTACCTAAGAGGGATATAGAAATACGGAGAGAATATCCAGGGTGCAAATCCTTGGTCCCAGCAAGCTAAATCTAAGCTCGAAAAGCGTATGAAGAGAAGCCCGGAATTAAAACCCCCGGGCTCTTTCTGTTTGGGGAATAAACAATGTCAGACAAGAAGCAGCCCGTCGAAATTCAAAGAAAGCTCAAGTTCCGAGCCCAGCTCCTCGAGAAGGCCGGCAACCTGCCCGGGGCTTGCTATATACCCTTCATCGGTGAGGGCGATATAGCGACCGCTCTATATAGTGATAATCATATATATGGTGCCGACATCAGCCCATTGATGGTTGCGGCAGCCAAGGAGAAGCTCCCAGAGGCCGAGATTATATTGGCCGACTGCGATAAGTTCCCCTTCAATAAAGGTACAGCGACCTTCACACTGGCCGACTTCGACGCCTATAGCTATCCGTATGATTCCTTTCGTTCCTTCTTTGAGAGGGCTAAAATCGGCTCTCAGTGTGTCTTAATCTTCACCGATGGCCAAAGACAAGCCATTATACGCACCGGACACTATAGAACACCTGACGGAGAGAAGCATCACCTCAAAAAAGTAACGGAAAAGAGAGAGATTTTTAACTTCTACTTCAATAAAACAGTTCTATCATGGTTCAAAGACTATATAAAGCCCTGGACTATAATATATATATCAAAGTATCTCCGGGGACAAAATCAAATGTACTGGGGCGCTATCATAGCCAAGCCAAGCACCAGTAAGAACGGGCATTCTAATCCTACAGGTAATAATATAGAGAAGTCTGCTAAGGTTGACAAAACGAACAACGGCGGGGATATAAAGAATCCGTACAAACTGAACGATGTTAAAAAGAAAGAATACCTTGGCTATATAGCGAACGGCCATACGCGCGGATATGCAGCAACCTTAGTCGGAGTTGGCAGGACGACTATATATGACCACATGAAAGCCAGCAAGGAATTTGCCGAGGCCATCTCTGAGGCAGAGGGCGACGCTATAGCGAAAGTCGAGAACGCCTTATATGAAGCGGCCACCAGCGGCAACGTCACTGCTATACAAGTATTCCTATATAACAGGGACTCAAAGCGATGGTCTGACCGGAGAAACATCCAGATAGCCGGGGAAGGCGGCGGACCGATAAAGGTAGAACATGACGCAAAACCAAAACTCCTTCAGATACTAAGTAGGCTATCGCAACGAAGTAAAGAGGCTAAGGAGGAGATATAACATGGCCGAGAAAGGAAAAGACACCACCATCAAGAAGCTCCTTGACAAGATATATGCCGTCCCTACCCAGTACCGAAGGGAGCTGAAGGCAAGCAAAGCACTGAGGGCGGTTGACAACCTAACTCCGAAGGAAGCTCAAGCGATATTAGATGACCCTGAGTTCTGGGTGCGGCCTTCGCAACTGTCGCCTGAAAGTTAATGATGAGAGCCAATCAAAAGAAGGAGGGACCTTTTGAAAGAGTCAACATTGACAAAAAGGAGCCTACCCCAGAATCCAGACATTGCAGTCTTAGTTCCGAATTATAAAGAGCCTATATTGTCAGTGAATCACGGGGGCTTTGGCTGGTATGGGCTTATGGCTTACAATGAGCAGGGGCAATTGATGTGCCATGAGTGCGGGGGATTTAGGGATTCTCTAGGCCACCATATTAGAAAACACGATTTGAACCCTAGAGAATATAAAAAGAAATATGGGCTTCTTCTTAAAACTAGGATTAGTTCTGAGGCCGTATATTCCAAGAGGAGTTCTCTGGTAGTTAATAATCCTGACCTCTATATGCAAAATAGGCAACGATTCATAGAAATGCATTTGCAAGAAAAGGCAGTAAGGGCAATGAAGGATAGGAAATGGAGTGGGAGCACTGAATTGCGGAATAGGAATGATACTTGTTCCGCTCAACTTCTCAGGTGGCTTTCTGATGGGGTAGAGATTTATGGGTCAAGTATAACTGCCCAACAGATTAATACAATTCGGCCAGGTTTTTCTACTGTATTATCAAAGTATTTTGGGTCGTTTAATAAGGTTAAGCAACTCTTGAGATTGGCTTGCAACAATCCTGGGGGAAAAATCAGATATAATAAACAGTTAATTTTAGAAAATATGTGTTGTTTCTTTTCGCAATATGGCCGATGTCCAATGTCCTCAGATTACAAGGATGGCAAAATGATATGCGGTCGGGATGGGGTGAGAAGATATGGCGGCTTTAAAGCCCTATGCCAAGAGGCCATGAAACTCTATGAAGAGCAAGAGGCCAACGGAAAACTGACTGAACACATGCCAAAGTTTGCTGAAAGAATTGAAAGAGAATATGCTGGCTATGCCAGAAGATAAGCATGGAGTTGATTATGCCAGCAAGCAATAACAGAAAAGAAACTGAGCAGGAAAAGAGAGACAGAACCTCAAATATAGTAGACCAGTTTACAAGAGACACTATGGCCACCAACATACTTTGGTGGGCTGACCTCAAAGTAAGAGGATATTCCGAAGAGGGTATTGAACAAGAAATACGTAAAACAATCGAGCGGTCATTGACGCTGTCAGTAGGGATGGTGACTAATCCCGAACGCCTTTTCTGTAGTAAATGTTTGGAATTCACTAAAACTGGATGGGGGTCATTTACTCATCCAAACGAAGGTAGTTGTACCGCTCGGAGATGTGAGAAATGTTGGGGAATGGTTTATCTAAAAACGATAGAGAAAACTCATTAGCCTCCTCAATAGCCTTGCTGCCAGAGCCAAAGAGACTGAAGCTATAAGCAGTCTGACGGATAAGGAAGCCGAGGCTCTTATATATGACTGGGAATTTTTTGCGAGACCCAGCCAGTTAGCACCCCCTGGCGGCTGGCTGACTTGGTTGATTTTGGCTGGTAGAGGTTGGGGCAAAACTAAGGCTGCCGGAGAGTTTATTAACACTGAGGTTAAGGCTGGTAGAGCTAAGAGAATAGCCCTGGTTGCCAAGACGCCGGCGGATGCCCGTGATGTAATGATAGAGGGTGAGAGTGGGCTGCTCAATATCAGCCCGCCGTGGTTTGAACCCATATATGAACCCTCAAAACGCAGAATAACATGGCCGAATGGAGCGATAGCTACTGTCTACTCCAGCAAAGAGCCAGACCACCTTAACGGCCCGCAACACGACCTAGCCTGGGGTGATGAACTCAGGACATGGTATAGCGCTCAGGAAGTATGGGATATGCTTATGCTGGGATTGCGTTTAGGTGAGCATCCAAGGTGTGTAGCTACAACAACTCCACTGCCGATAAAGCTAATCAGAGAACTAATCCAAAAACCAGACGTAGTAGTTACCGGAGGGACCACTTACGAAAATCGACTGAATCTCGCCCCCTCATTTTTCAGCCAAATCGTAAGCCGATACGAGGGTACACGCCTTGGTCAGCAAGAAATTCATGCCGAGCTTATGGAAGATGTACCCGGCGCTTTATGGAATAGGAAGCTTATTCAGTATAAGCCAGCCCCTGATATGGTTCGAGTGGTAGTGGCAATAGACCCGGCAGTAACCAGTAAGGTCAGTTCGGATGAGACTGGTATAGTAATTGCTGGCCTTGGGGTAGATGGCTATGCTTACGTTTTAAGCGATAGGTCCGCCAGGGTATCACCGGACAGTTGGGCAAGAAGAGCCGTACAAGCCTATGATGATTATAAGGCTGATAAGGTCATTGGTGAAGTCAACAATGGCGGGGATTTAGTCGAATTGACAATCCGGACAGTCCGGAAGACTATAGCATATAAGGCGGTTCATGCGAGCCGTGGTAAATACGCTAGAGCCGAGCCGGTTGCTGCGCTCTATGAACAAGGCAAAATATTTCATACCCAGCCCTTCACCGACCTAGAGGATCAGATGTGTGTGGCGGAAGGGACACTTGTTACTACACATCGAGGTTTAATCCCTATTGAGCATCTGCGTCCTGGTGATTATGCTCTCACTCGTAGGGGATTCAGAGAAATAATTTGGGCGGGGGAAACTGGAGTCAAGAACACACTGTACTTGGAGATGGAAAACTGTTATAATATAATAGCGACTGGGGGCCATCCGATATTTATTGTCGGTAAGGGTTTTGTCCCAGTTGACTTTATAGAAGCAGGAGACAATGCTCTATGTCAGTACCAATCGTTAGGAAGTATGCCGAATTTGAGGGAATTAAATATTTCGAGTTTAGGGAGTTTTATTTCCGCTCAAGCCCATCTCATGGAAGAAAGTTACTACATCGGGCAATCTGGGAATCAGCCAATGGTCCAATCCCAGAGGGATTTGATGTCCACCATAAAGACTTTAACCCACTCAATAATGCCATCTGGAACTTGGAACTCCGCACGGTCAAAGACCATCGTAGACTTCATAAATACCCCATGCGTGGTATTGCCGTCCTTAGTAAGGAAGAACGAAGTGAATATGGGAAGCGGTCATGGCAGGGACGACAACCAACCACGCATATCTGTCGAGGCTGCGGTGTCGCATTTGAATCAAGAGCTACAAACGTTCTGTATTGCGCCACCTGTCATTGGCGTGACCCCCATAATGAGCGTAAGACAACATAGTAAACAGCACGTTTGGAATGTAATGGTGAAGGGTGTTCACGAGTTTTTCGGGAATGGCATCCTTCTTCATAACTGTACATGGATAGCCGAGAGCGGTGAGAGTCCGGACAGGCTGGATGCAATGGTCTGGGCGCTGACCGAGCTGATGCTGGAGAAGCAGGGCTTAGAGTTCATGGTAGGATAGGAGAATAAAGTGGAGCGAATTAAACTAACCAAGCCGCCAGAGACACCGCCGAATATGAAGCCATCTCCAACTATGAAAGTGCACTTTGCTGACGGTGAGGTCGTGCAGATGAACCGTAAGGAGAGGCGACGCAATCACCTGTACGGAGACCGGCTAACAGTACCGAAGAAACGTAAGTAGTAAAGAGGGAGGACATAGATGACCTGTATAGCTGGACTAATCGACAAAGGCAAAATCTACATGGGCGGCGATAGCGCTGGAAGCAATGGGCAGTCCCTTAACGTCAGGGCGGACCAGAAAGTCTTTGTTAAGGACGATTTTATCATGGGCTTCACCACATCGTATAGAATGGGGCAGCTGCTCAGGTACAAGCTACAGGTTTCACTTCGCCCGAACTCCCTCGACATTTTTGAATACATGGTCACCTCGTTTGTTGATGCTGTTAGGACGTGCTTGAAGAACGGGGGATTCGCGGAGAAGAAAGACGAGAAGGAAACGGGCGGAACCTTTTTGGTCGGTTATCAAAATAGGCTATTCTCCATTGAGAGCAATTATCAGGTAGCAGAGCAGCTCCTGCCATTCAGTGCCTGCGGAAGCGGGGAGGATGTAGCTTTGGGAGCCTTATTCACCAACGGACATCTGAAGCCGGAAGAGCGGATTGTGCAGGCGCTTGAAGCTGCCGAGCAGTTCTGTGCCGGCGTGAGACGACCGTTCGTGGTTAAGCAGTTAGGAGATAATCATGTTTGACACTCTACGTGCCAGATTAGCTTTGGCAGTGTTGCCGAAGGCCAACGGCGGAAATAAGACCGGCCCGTTCCAGGTAATATCCACACACCCGGCCAACATACCCGTCTATGGCGAGATGACCGTCCGCAAGGCAACACGCGAAGGCTATAAGATTAGCGTCTTTGTTTACCGCGCCGTGAGGACAATCATACAGGCGGCCAGTGCTATTCCCTGGGTTGTGCTTGATGCTGATGGAGAGCAGATAGAAGGACATCCCCTGACGAAAGTCTTAGCTAATCCTAATCCGGTATTCTCCGGGCAGGACATGATAGAGTTCCTCATTGGCCATCTTGAGCTTGTTGGCAACGCCCTGTGGCAGCCGATTATAATCGGCGGCAAGATAAAAGAACTATGGCCAGTGATGCCTGACCTGGTGCAGCCGATCCCGTCAGATGTTCCGGGCGAGTGGTTGAAAGCTTGGCGAGTATCTGGCGCAGCCGGCTATCAGCATGACGTACCGCCGGGTCAGTTCATTCACTTCATGCAGGTAGACCCAGGTAACCCCTACTGGGGCACGGGGCCGCTCATGGCGGCGGCTCGCACCGTTGACACCGACAATGAGGCGCAGGACACACAGAAGATATCGATGCAGAATAGAGCGACTCCTGACGGCGTGTTCACCCACGAGAGCATACTCACGCCTGAGCAGTTCGAGGAAGCCCGCCGGCAGATACGGGAGAACTTCCTGGCCAAAACCAAGAAGCGTGAGCCATGGGTCTTAGGCGCTGGGGCCAAGTGGAACCAGATGAGTATGTCGCCGGTGGAGATGGACTTCATAGCAAGCAGGCTGGCTAACCTCCGAGGTATCGCCGCGGCCTTCGGTATCGACCCGTGGTGGCTCGGAGACAGGAGTGCAGCTACTTATAACAACGTTGAGGAAGCCCGTAAGGCTTTATATGAAGTGGTTGTCCTTCCGATGCTGGACGACATTAAAGCCACGCTGAATCTCCGGATAGCCCCGATGTACGGCAATATTACTATTGCTTATGATACCTCTAAGGTAGCGGCGCTGAGGGCAGACTATACCAAGAAGGTAGAGCAAGCGAAGGCGCTGTGGGCAATGGGAATTCCCTTCGACAGGATAAACGAACGGCTGGAGATGGGCTTTGATGAGTTCCCGGGCTGGGACGTCGGATACTTGCCGTTTACTTTGGCGCCGACAGGAGCCAGCGGACCAATCCAGCCGGCGGAAGAAGAAGAGGAAGAGGAGTTGTCCGCAAATATCGGACAGTTGGATATCAAGGCGCTCAACCTTACCACCGAGGAGCAGAAGACGGTTCACTGGAAGCGAATAGATCGAAGACGTGTTGGCTGGTGGGGAGTAATAAACAAGAAGGTTCTACCGCTTTACGAAGCCGAAGCTAAGGCTATAGCTAAGGCCATTAAGGGTAAGCCCTCCAGTGAACTAGTAGATGCAGCCGCCAAAGCCATCGATGCCGGCAAGCCTGAGTGGGAGAAGGTAATCACCGCCGTCTCCGCCGCCCTGATTGCTGACTTCGGTTCTGAAATTGCCGATGACCTTGGAGCGGGGAAGTCCAGCGGACCCGCCGAAGCCAAGTGGCAGTTCGATCCTCTATCGGCAGCAATTCGGGCTTGGATAATTAAGAACGGAGCCGCAAGCATCAAGACGATATTAGCCACTAACCTAGATGATGTGAAAGGGGTTATCCTGGCCGGGGTTGACGAAAACCTCGGCACCGCCCAGATAGGCAGGAATCTCAGAAAGTTTTATGTCGATAAATCCCCATACAAAGCGATGAGGGTCGCTCGTAGTGAAACAAGCCATGCCGCCGGGTTCGGGCAACGTCAAGCCGCCAGCCAGTCGGGAGTAGTGAAAAGGAAACAATTCATTACAAGCAGGGACGACAGAGTTAGGGACGAGCACCAAATTCTTGATGGTGAAACAGTTGACTTCAATGAACCCTACTCTAATGGCGAAATGTACCCTGGTGAGAATTCGATAAACTGTCGCTGTGTGGAAGGATATTTGACCAGATAAATGTTTATCTCTCACGCCAACTGTGTTATAATATAAACATGGAGGTGTGATTATGCCAGTCTTAGTTAAATGCCAATGGTGCGGTAAGGAGTTCAGTAGTCAAATCAGGAAGGGCTTGACGCAGAAGTATTGCTCAAAGGAATGTTACTGGAAAGCATGGACAGGTGACCATCCTGAATTATATAAACTACCGAACCGCGTTTGTGAAGAATGTGGCAAGGAATATCATCCTAGAGATAAAGACCACGGGAAGCGGTTTTGTTCAAGGGTATGCCTTTTAGCTTGGAGGGCAAGGCAGCGTAAGGTTAGGTGCATTGTTTGCGGTAAGGAATTTCAGAGAGATAATGCTGGTGAACATTTTTGTTCACACGAATGCTTTTGGGCTTGGAATGGCGGAGAGAATAATGCCAGATTCAATGGATGGCTGACTCATGATGAGCGAGGTTATATCCGTTTTACAGTTGGTCACCCTGAATATAGCGGGCGGTATCTGCATAATGTGATATGGCATGAAGCCAATCCTGGTGGCGCCTGTGAGGATTGCGGTGGTGAAGTACAGCACATCCATCATGAAGATGGTGATAATCATAACAATGTACTTAGCAATCTCGCAGGTTTATGCAATAGTTGCCATATGAAAAGACATTGGGACAAAAGGAAGCAGCTGGAAAACCGATTAAAAGAACTAGAAACCAGCTAACTTAATACCGTATAGGAAACCCACCAGCCCTCTTCATCGAGGGCTTTTTCTTATCCAAAAACAGGGGGAAAACATGAAATATATATCTAAAATCCTAAAGACTGGTTTGTTTTGGGTCAATTTCTTGATAGCTTTAATTGGAATTTCAATTTCGCTAATTCTTTTTGAACTATACGGTTTTTATCCTCTATTAATTTTTCTAATAGTGTTATCACTTTTTAATACCATTATTGGTGCTACAAATTCCCCTAATAACATAAACTCTAAGTTTAGAAAGTGGCTGTTTTCTGAGAAAGAAGAAACTAACAAAGTAGCGGAGATAGATATCTTCAAGGTGGCCAAGAAGCTATCTGACTTGCAGAAACGCCGACTTAAGAGAAGGTGTGAAAAATGAATGGCAACGGTAGCGATTACATGTTCAAGGCGATGGTCTCGGAGGCAATGGAGGAAGTGGCTAACAAAGGATGGAAAGAAGCCGATCAAAACGCCGTGACCTTGGCCAGCTTCGGTATGTTGAATAAGGCAATTAGCAACAGGATGCACACCATCACCCGCCCGTTCTGGTGGGCAGCAGGCGCCATTGGTACAGGTGTTATCGCATATATAATAAGTATTGTCACGGGAGCACTTTAACGGAGGTAATCATGGACAGTGTTGAATTGGCAATCCTGAACAAACTAGCAGATTGCTGGAATGGTTTTTCTGAATTAGAAATACAACACCCTGATGATGCTAGGGATTTTGCTGATGCAATCCACGATTGTCAAAGAATAATAATGGGACGGGAAGCCGTGAGACAACACCCTTATTTATTTATTAACGGAGGTAATCATGGACAGGGAACTAAAGACATTCAAGCTTGAAGTTAAGGAAGTCGATGAAGAGGAGGGAACCTTTATCGGCTACGCCGCCACCTTCAGCAAAACGCCGGACAGCTATGGTGACATTATTGACCCCGGTGCCTTCAAGCAGACCATCAAGGAAAGAAAGCAACAGATAAAAATCCTGTGGAATCATGACACATTTGAACCCATTGGTAAACCCATCGAGCTTAGTGAAGACGAGAAAGGGTTGCTCATCAAGGGCAAGCTCAGCTTGGGAGTCCAGCGCGCTCGTGAGGTTCTGAGCCTGATGAAGGACGGAGTCATTAACGAGATGTCTATCGGTTATAATACCGTGAAGGAGAGTGTGGTCGATAATGTCCGACATCTACAGGAGCTTAGGTTGTATGACACGTCGCCCGTGAGCTTTGCTGCTAATCCGGAGGCCACTATTCTTGGTGTGAAGACAGAGGGTAAGCCGTACCCGAATGAGCACGCCTGCCGACTTTTGGACCCGAAGGATTTCGAGGAGGACAGCTTTCGCAGGGCTACCAGGACGTCAGACGGTAAGAAATACTCAGTCATCATGGGCAAGCTCGAAGGTGAAGATACCATGACTGAGCAGGCCTATCGTTACGATAGGGAGGTATGGGAGGAGGCCGAAGCCAAAGCTCATTGCAAAGCCCATGACGGAACCTTTGAGGCCGCTAAAGAAGATACGTTCAAGTGCGAGTGCATTGAGTGCGGGCACAAGCTTGAATCCAAGAAGCACTGTAGCGATATTGAGTGCCCGGAATGTGGCGGGAAGATGAGAAGGGCTGACCGTCCTGGACCAGGGAAATTAGATGGGAAAAATCTTATCTTCGCCGACCAAGCTAAGATGGCGCTTGCTGCCATCGAAACGGCGCTTGCTGCCGTTAAGGACTTGGTCACCCGTATTGAGTCGCTTGCTGACTTGAGGCGGAAGGAGGGCAGGGTTTTATCTACCGCCATCAGGGCACGGCTTGCTAGTTTACTGGAGGCATTAGGGACCATGGCCAAAGATATACAGGAATTATTGGAGGCCACTCAGCCTGAAGACGATGAGAAACTGGAGGCACTCGCCACAATTGTCGACGGAATGAAGGCTGAGAATGAAGGATTCGATGATAAGGAGGCCGAGCACCGCATCGAGTCTATACTTGAGCAACTAAGGAAATAAACACGGAGGTAAACTAACATGGATCCGGAAGAACTGAAGAAACTAACCGATATGATTCAAAGTGCAGTCGAAGAGCTGCACAAAGCCGTTGAGCGCCAGGATGGTGAGATCAAGGCATTCGGCGCACCGATGGGTGAGACCAAGACCGCCATCGACAAGATCAACACCGACATCACCGCGTTGATGGCAGCCAGAGACGACGGGGTGAAGGCCCGTGAAGACCTTGAGCTTAAACTCCAGCGCCAGACCGTACCCGGTGCCGTAGCTCTTGCCGGCCCGGAAGCCGAGTCAAAGGCGGCACACAAGGCATCATTCTACCAGTGGATGAGGGCTGGTAAGGCCGGCATGGTTCCTGATGAGGTGAAGGCCCTGGTTGAAGATGCCACCGGTCAAATTCTGGTTGAGCCAGAACTGGATATGGATATTATCCAGGAGCTACCCAAGATCACTGCTGTCCGGCCACTGGCCACGATTAGGACCATCGGCAAGGATCGCCTGAAGATGCGCACCATCGGCGGCGTGACCGTTGGTTGGGGCAAACTGGAAACAGGGACTCCTCCGACTGAATCCACGCCGGCTGTAGCCGCCGCAACTTACCAGTACGTCGAAGACCTCATGGGACTGGTCAAGATTGGTGTAGACGAGCTGATGGATGCCGACTTCAACCTCGAAGGTATCCTGGCGGAAGAGTTTGCCAGGGCGCTGGGTGAGGAAGAGGACAAACAGTTCATACTAGGCGACGGTCATGCCAGCCAGGAGCCCGAGGGCATTACCATTAATGCCACGCTCATCGGCAATACTGTAACCACAACTGCCGCCGCAGCCGTAACTGTAGAGAAGTTCATGGAGATGCTCTACCAGTGCCCGGCTCAGTACCGAAGGAATGGCACGTTCATGGTTAACTCCACCGTGGAGCTCGCTATGAGGCAGTTGAGAGGACTGACTGGAGCGACCTATGAAGGCCCGTTCCTGTGGCAGCCTAGCGTTATAGCTGGGACGCCCAACACCTTCCTGGGCAAGCCCATCGTTAACCAGGATGACATGCTAGACCTGAACGATACTCAGGAAGTCATCGCTATCTTCGGAGACTTCAAGATGGGCTATCGCATCGTAGACCGCATGGGCATGACCATCCAGAGAATCACCGAGCTATATGCCGAAGCCGGTCAGGTGGGATTCCTAATCACCAAGAGAGTCACTGGTGGAGTCCTCAGAGCTTCTCAGCAGCCACTGGTACTATTAACAGAGCTTTAGGCCGTAGGACATAAGCCAATACCGCCTGGTAGCGGTTAAGCAATCTAGCAATAGATTAAGCGAATAAGCAGTAAGGTAAACACGAAGGAGGACAGCATGGGAAATAAAACATGGGGTTCGTGTTTAGGAGAAACTTACTGACCAACCCCAAAAGGAAAGAAAATGACGGAAATGTTAAGAGCAAATTTCAGAGGGTATGACCCGACCCTGTCCGAGGACGTCTGGACAATTCGAGGGTTATTCAAGGTTGACGGCTCGGGCAAGATAGAGGTATCCGAGCAGGGCAGCATCGCTGTTGATGTTAGCTGGGAAACGGCTGGTGAAACTGGCCGCCCGCTTTCATCTATCCTGAATACCGAGGTACTACTGGGGGGCTGGGCCAACGCCGTCAAGGGCTACGTAGACTGTGGCACTGCCGGTGGTAGCACCGGTCTTCTGTCAGGAGTCAACGGTGAGATACGCTTGCCTAATGGCGCGGGAGCCGGGGCTTACTACGGTCTGGAGTCTGAGATTGTGTTCCAGGCCAGTTCAACTATAACGCGCTGGGGTTCGTCTGCTGGCTGGTTCTATCTGGGTGCCAGTGGGGATGGTATTGCCGACTTCGACTCCGATGGCGTGTTCATGTCGATAATCGGCCTGACTCCCGGAGTGGGCAAATTGCTGTCCCTTGACTATCACACGCTGAAGTGTGACGTGTACTACGGCGGGCATCTTGCCAAGTATCTGGTCTTCAGCCTTGCTGAGAACTACATCAACCACTCCTTCTCGGCAATTCCATCCGATGGCAACATCATGAAACTCGCCGGTACATGGGCGACTCCTGCCAAGGCAGATGGCTACGGCCTCTTTGAGATTGAGGTCAATATCTCAGGGGAATCCACCGGTCAGGCGAATGCTACCTCCACCTGGATAAACATTGGCGCCGCTGCCGAAATAGCCGGATACGCCAACCTGCACACCGATGGATACTATGATGGTGGCGGTACTCTCACAAACGCCAAGCTACGTTGGGGGAAGTATACCTGCATGCTGGCTAGTGACCCTGCATCCAACCATCTTTGGGAGCTCAATTTCAGCGGAGCCAATTCCACACTCGACGCTATATTCCACGTTAACGACCCTCTCTTGGCGTTAGGTTTGGTGGTAGCCACCCCCACTGCAGAAGCCAACGGCAGCATCCCGTTCTACTCTGCTGGCGGCATCGCCTGGATGCGTGTCTACGCTGACGCCACTACATAAACTTCAAGCCTTCGGGGGGCTGGGCTTTAAATAGCCCTCACTAAAAATAGAAGGAGGACTAGACAACCATGAGCGAGAAGAATGCAAAGGCAGAAAGGAAAGCAGCGTCACTAACCGGGTTCAAAATCAACCTCAAGAACTACAAAGTGGAAGGGCCCGAGGGACCCGATGGGACAGAGGTTGTGATGGACATTAAGGAGAATCTGGCGACGATGCTATTCCACCCCGAACTCAAGCTGGCACCCGAGGAGATGTTCAAGGCTAAAGACCTATCGGACAAAATCAGGAAGGCTGGTGACAGTGTACTACTGGACCGGATTGAGATGGACAGAATTAAAAGGTCCTATGTTGTTCTCAAGGGTCTACCAGAGCGTTTCATCGAGTTCCTGAGTAGAATCCGGGACGCTGAAGAGGTTTCACTGAAGGAAGACACCCCGCTCTAGTGCGGGGGTCCTCCTTTAACCGGAGGAGTGGTCTTGCCAGGGGCTGCTCCTCCGGGATTACACAAAGTTGTGACCATAACAGAAGGAGGCAATTATGAAAGCCGCAAATGATAACTGGGTAAAGGTAAAGATAATCAAGCACATGATATCGCTCTATGGTTCTCACTTTCCCGGCGCGATAGTCACTGTCCCGGAACACGTAGCCAAGAACTGGGTGGAGAACGGTATAGCTGAATGGTCAGAGGAACCAATGACAACGATAGTTCCTAGGACAATGGACTTTGGGACATTTGAGGTAGCGGAAGAGACTGAAGCTGAAGTTAGCGGGGGTGGCGTCGGTGAGGCTCTGCCAGAGGTGGGTGAGTCTAACCCGGAGCAGCCGCATGACCTGGACATTGACTGGATAGGGAAACAGCTTGTGGATAAGATAAGA